TTGGTTTCAAGGATTTCCACTCCCATGTCTTCCATGGTGGCCAAGGCGTCCTCGGCATCCCTTGGATCATCGAAGGTGATAAAATTAGTGGCAAGTAGGTCGTATCGGTTCCTGAACATATCGTTCAAAATGTCCTGTGCTTTTCTTGCAGTTGATACTGTTACTTCGATAAAAAATTCTGATTGTGCTACCATGATAAAAAGTATTTTGTTTTGTTGTTTTGATACTTCAAAGATAGTAAAAATTTTGGAAGGTTCGACAAACAGTGGTAAAAATTTTAGCATAAAAAAAGTCCCCAGATGATCCAGGGACTTTCTAACCAACTCAAATAAACAATTAAGCAGCCACCTTACGGATGGTGTAAGGAGCGCCTTTGGTACCGCCTGTCGAAACAGGGGTATTCGCTGTCGCTGTAACTTCTACTGCAAGAAGTCCAGATTTGGTAATCGAACCTTCGTGCCTCGCACTGATACGGGCATAAGGGAATTCGATTTCCATGTAAGAACCGTTTACTGTCTTAGAAGTAAGTCGGATCGATAAATATTGATCAGGCACGGCTTCGGGTGCTTTGTACTCTCCCGCCATGGAGTCATATTCTCCACCAAGAATTAGCACTGCATCGGCCCCGAAAACTTCGTACAATCTGAACGTCAAAGTGGTCGGGTTGGCTGCTGTACCAATGGTCAAATACGCATCTTCCTGCTCGGTTGAAATCGTATCTTCATTTGATTCAGCACCCGCAAATGTCACGGAGTTCAATTCGACTGCTGTAAATTCAGTCAAGGTTCCCCCCATTACACCGTCGCCCGGCGCACCTATTTCGATCTTTTCTACCCCTAAAACGTTATCATTCTTTGCCATTTTAAAAAGGGTTTATAGAGTCACAAATCGGACTCTTAGGTTATACAAATAATTTTTCTCTGAATTCTGCTCTTTGAAAATTCCCTTGTCGTCATCAATATCAAGATGCAACGTCGTCGATTTGTCGGCATTTTCGATTGTGGTGTTATCGAAGAAGGGAAAAACCAAGTCCATGATCTGCTTCATCCGCAGACTGTTTGGCGATCCCTTTTCCAATCCCATCATTTCAAGGTTCACGTTCATTATACCGTCCTGCACGTAATCAGCGGGATTATTAAGGATATTCAGTGTGAAGTTTTCCAACTGTACTTTATCCGTGGGTACGTTGTACAGATATACGTCCCCAGTGATATTGGACCCAACCACTGCTTTCAACTTAGGCTGAACTGTTGTCAATATGTCAAATGTTGATCTCACTGAACAATTTTTCGATTATTGACTCGCTTGGGACCGATCCAGTGATAACGTCGTAATTCTTCGCTTCCACGTATGCAGCATATTTCATCCCTGCCACACCTATCAGTACCCAACCTTTGTCGAATTCCTGTTTGATTTCTGATATAAACTCTTTGGCTCTTGCGACTCCACTGGCCTTGCCCTCGTAGTTAGATCCGAATTCTTGTCCGTTCCGCAAAACAACGTACCCGATACTCGATCTTAAATTTCCAGTTCTGTCAGTGTAGTTACCTTCAAGCCGTGCTTGGTTCACAAACTTTTCACCCAAGAACATTAGGGCTTGGCCTGTCTTACGATCCATTTCTTCAGCCTGTTCCTGAAGGTAGTCACGTATGACCTTTGATGTAAACAATGGTCTTAGTCCGCCAGCCATAATATCAAGTTTGTCTGTTTCTGATCCCAATTGACGATTTTGAACATACGCCCCTCGAAATCCAAGTTCAATCCGTCATTCTTGAAAAGGGAAACATTCTGTTTGTCGGTATAAAATTTGGCTATATAGCCTTTGCTGACATGACTCGGTTTCATTTCGACCCTGCCTTTGATGGTCTGTTCGATTTCTTCCGATTTGTCGTTGCCCATTAGTCCGTTCAAAGATTCTCCTTCAGAATTGGTCGTAACCAATTTGTGCTTGATGATCTTTACGGTATGTGGGTATCTTTCCAACATTACAGTTTTGTTATTGATGGGTTCATTTTTCTCCACCCTGCCTCTTCAAGTCTGTCGTCTTCGTACTTGGCATAAATACCTCTTGCCTGACCCATCAAAACACCTTTGTCCCATTTAACGGAAAGTTCTCCTTCCCTTATTTCGGGACTCGCTGCTATTGCCATGTAAAGGTCTGCTGTAACAAGTTCCAGTTGCTTTACGTTGGCACTGGTGAAGTCTTCAGAATGATCAATGTCCCTTCTGATGAAGGCTGCATTTATCGTGTCTTCTGGAATGTGTACCAGTGTCGGGTTGCTCTTAATGGTTTCAAACAAGGTCATAATTCAATTTTCAAAGATTAACTCCAAGTGGTCACATTGTTGGTGTTGATCAAGAACAAGTTCTTGGTTCCGTTGATCACTGGCCAAGCAACTGTCTCACCTTTTGTGAACACTCTGAAGGGGTCGAATTTGTTGTAACGGCTAATGCGTACAATGTCTCGGTTTACTGCAATACTGTTCTTGGCTGCAAGATCAGCACCGCCCTTTTCCTCTGCCGTGTTCGTCCATTGTACGGAACCGATTGGCCCCGCAGGAACGATGGCTACCTTGTTCGCGCTCCATGGATTAACCGAAGTGATTGTCCCTGCCTTGTTTTCAAGGTTTACGGACGTTTCGATCAATCTGATGGGTGGAAGTCCTTCAGCCTCTAAGACAACGTTGATGTTGTCAATAGTAGGTCTTAGGGTTCCCGCGTTCAGACCCAATCTTCCAGAATACAACGCCTTAACGGAGTCGCAATTCCTCAATTGGTTGAAAGTGTCCCTTCGCATCAAGATTCGACCGGGCACGATTCCTTTCGCTCTCATTGCCTCTACTGCATTGCTCAAATCATCGATTGGTTTCGCGGTAGAAGAACTTGACCAAACAACGGCTACCCCTGTTTTGTTCGCTGAAGGAACGGAGTAGGTTGCTTTGAAAGGAATTCCTTCATTGTTGGATGCTGTGGTTTCCGCTACCCCTGTTGAAAGGGCTTGCATTGCCAGATGCTCCATTCTCATGTGGATCCCTTCATAGCCACGTCTAACGTCACCGAAGATGATTCTATAAATTTCCTTTTGTCCCGCAGAAGATTGGGAATTCAAAAGTGCAAAGTAGTCGTGCATTGTTCGCTCTCCTACTCGGTTCAATACGGCGATCTTTGGAATTTCTCCCATGGCCGTTTTAGTGTCAGGTCGTGATTTGAGGTTCGCCCCCGCATCATGACTGATGACGTCTGCTGAAACGGAAAGTTCCCCGTCCACTTCAAGGCTTTCCCACGTTAAAGATGATGTATAACGCAAAGGAAAGAATTCCTGAAAGCTAAAGGTCGGTGGTACAAGTGCATCAAGATACACCTGAAGAGACTCGACGGTTACTTCCGAAAATTTCTTTATTGCCATTTTGCTAAAAGATTAAATTAGAAATTAAGATTTTGGGATTTTATCAATAAGGTTCCCTACTTATACAAAAGAAATACCGGGCACGGCTGCTTTCAATGCTGCGTCGATTGCAAACGGTAATTTGTCTTCGACAACAACACCCCTGATCGCTACACTTGCGTAGGCCCTGTCCTTATGGACTGCCTGAAACAAGAAACCGACAACGCTTGGGCCATTGGCCACAAGGTCTGCTTCCTGAAGGGGTTTGTAAGCGCCATTATCATTCCAGATAGGAGTCCCGTCAGGAATGTACCCTGCGTTACTATCGTACTCTGTCGTGATTCCAGTCATGTCGAGTTCTACTCCACCGGGAATATCGGCAAGCATACTGTGAACGGCATTGTTCGATCCTGTTAGGATGGTGTCCGTTTTAATTGTTTCTCCCATGATTGTAATGGTTTAAAAATTAGACTTCGTTTTTACTGTTCTCCTTTGGCAAATGCTTCAAGTTCCAGTCTTTCCTTCTCGGACATCTTACCGTTTTTTGAAGGTTTCCCCTCGTAAGTTTCCTCAAATTCATAACTGTCCTTTCCGACAATACCAACGTGAATGGACTTGTACTCTTCCTCTAAAGATTTGATTTGATCTTCGTAAGGAGTTTCACTTTCCAAGTCAATTCTGCTGATCCACGACTCCTTCAGGTTCTTTGGGAGTTTGGCTTCTGCCATGGCTTTTCGTGCTTTTTCCAACTTGGTCTCGACCGTTTTGGAAGTGGCAAGATCCCCGATTGTCTTAGCAAAAGGTTTGAACCATTCGGGCATCCCTTCTTGCGGATCGGCAGGACCTTTCGGATCCTGTGGATTTGGATTTGGATCTTGCGGATCACCAAGGATCTTTTCCTTGAATGTCTTCACCCCTTGGTAAACTTTCCTGTCGTGTTCACTTTGCAGGGCCTTGTTCAGTTTAAGCACGGAGTCAAAGCCGTTCTCCTTCAGGTAATTGTTGAAGACTTCGCTTGACAACATTTCTTGGGCAGTCATGCTCGGACCCGCATTGTCCCCTTTCAATTGGGCCACTACGTTTGCGATTTGACTTTCATCCGTGATCTTTGTGATGTCGATCATGGAAGCAAGACCCTCATTAAGACCTGCATTTTTGAGTGCTTGTTTGAGTTTCTCTAACATAATAATTGGATTTAATTGGGTTAAAAATATAGATACGTCCGCCCCCTACCACGGGAACGTACAAGTTTATTCAATAGTAACAATCATCTATAATCGTACAACGCTTGGTAAACGGTCGATTCCGATATGAATAAAATAGTGGTCAAATCGTTTACACAATCATCTACGGATTTCTCATTGTGCTTGGCGACATACCATTTTATAAAGATCTTTCGTCTGGCCAGTTCAGCCTTGGATTTTTTCATTCCACAAAAATTTATCTGGTTGTCTTCAATATGCTCTGCGAACTCTTCATGTATCTTCTCGATTTCCTGAAATTCGACAAATATCTGCTCAACGCTCTTATCCTGTGCGTACATTGCCCTGTAAACATTGGTCATCTTCAGTATGTCAGTTACCCACTTCATCTGGTCACTCCCACTTTTAGGTCAAATCCTTCCTTGGTATTCTTGAAGTTCTGCTGAATAAAATAGGGCTTGGATTTCCAACCCTTGATCTGTTTACTGTTAGAGTTGAGGTATTCCTGTGCCCTTGCGGGTATTTTGCTGATGTTTCTTGCATGATCAAAGTTGTTCTCCCTTACCCCTTTGATGAAGTCCCGTTCGCTCATTAGAACCGACGTGGTGAAACAAAGACAATTTGGGTGCCATCCCCAGAATTGGAACTTCTTTGGGTAAATCCCGACAAGTTCGTCGCAAATATCATATCTCGGGTGGGCATTTGACAAGTTTACCCTTATGCCAACGACAAAATCCAATTTCTGTCTTCTCTGGAAGTCCGACTCCCTGTAAGCGATATTGATTTCGTTCCTTGAAAGTCTTAGGGCATTTTGGTACGATGAACGGTAAACACCAGATCCAGGCTTGTAAAGTTTGGCGGGCTCTGAAAGTTTCAGTTTTCCAGTTTTGGGATCCCGGATCCTTCTGAACCTTCTGTTTGGCTCCTTCAGGAATTTCTTCAGGTCGGTTGCCAACGATTTTGCGTCCCTTCCTTCGGCCAGACCTTCCTTGATGAAGAAGGAAAGTTGTTCCTTTGCCTGTACGTCAAGATCCCATACTGCCGAAGACAACGCAAGATCTTTTCCCCTCGATGTCAACCAAGCCGACATTGCCTGTTTTGATCTGCCGTAATATTTGGCCTTCAGTTCTTCAGGAAGTTCTTTCCCTTTCAGGAAGGACCGGACTATTGCATCATTGCACGTATCTGAAAGACCAACTGCGTCAAGTTGATTTTGTAACAACATGGCCTTTACGTTAGAGTCGAGTCCCATCAATATCTTTTCGACTTCTGCCTCTACCCTTTTGTTTCCGCTCCAAATGTCACGGGAATTCCTTACTCGTATCTTCTTCAATTGTGCAGCAAGTTCCCTTGCCTTTTCAGCATAAAGTCGATCAAGTTGGTTCCCTTGCTTAGATACTATTCTGACAAGTTCCCTGTGACAAAAGTTTGTGGCCATTGGTAAGATTTGGGGTTTTCTATTTGTCTCGCCAAGATACGGGATTAACCCTGAAGTCTCCTTTTAGAGAAGGAAGGAAAGGGCCCTTTTCGCAAATAACACGGATTTTTCTTTTCAGTTCACCGTCCTTTGCTTTCAGGACGCACTCTACGTCGTAAACTACTTCTGTGATCTTTTTTCCGAGTTTTACAGAATAGCCAGAAAGACTTTCAGGGTACATTTCCTTCAGTTGTTCAAATGTGTGCTTGCTTTTCCAAGTTGGAGTACAACATTCATACATGGCCTCATGGTCAAGTCTCTTCCAAGCCATTAAAAACTTCCTTACGATTTTCATTGCATTGTTGCTGCTGTTTTGCATATCTGTTGGTTTTTGGGTTAATGTATTGATGGCGCCTTGGTAAACATTCCAGAACTCATGTACCTTGATCTGGTAAACTTTGGATTGAATTTCCTGCATCCGAGAACTTCTGTGGGCACGTAATTTTCTTCGGGTGTTTCCATCCGTTTCATGGAAAGTATGCTTTTATTTGCCATTTTGAACAATTTTATGATCCATTTTATAAAGGCTCTTAATCTATTCATTGCTGTCGGGGTTTAAGGTTGGGTCTATACCGAACGACTCTCCCAAGGATTTCGTTTCCTCTGCTCCAAGCCTGTCCATTTCCTCTTTTGCGTTCTCCACAAAAGGATTGTTCTCCACTGCTGTCTGTTGGCTCATTATTGGTTTGTCCGTTGACGCTGCCAACATCTGTATGATGTACAGAAGGTCTTTTGGAAGGACTGACTGGAATTCGACAAAGATTTCCTCTTGGAAAAATGACTCTTGCATTTCTTTGGTTCCATGGATCATCCCGGCTCTCAAAATGTTGATCAATCGCTCTACTGCCGTTTTGTATGTCCCTTCCTCAAATTTGGACTTGATGATGGTGTCAAGAAAAAGAAGCTGAAGGGCTACTCCTGAAACATTTCCGAGGCCCTTTACGTTATCGAACGCAAGATCTGGTGTGCTTGTCATCGAGTAGATAAGTCCCTTAATTTCTTCAAACTCCAACTTTACGGATTCTGGCGCGTGATCCCATGAAAGAATATCCATGTCCGACTGTATGACGTTCCCATGGTCTGTCTCGAATATGTCCAACTTGTAAACTTCTCCAGTATTGTCCCGCTCTGGTGTCCAGTTCACCTCGCCCTTGGCCTTGAACAATGGACTTGCAAAATAATCGTTTACGTCCGCAAATTTGGAAAGGTTCATTTCATATCGATCGATAAGTTCCTGAACATAAAACCACTCTGGATTGTCCTGTGAAATATAGACTACCGGGATCCTCTTGAAGAAATGTGGGCCTGAAGACTCTGGAATTTCCACATACTCGTCATCTTGAACCTCTACGGTGACAACGTTCTCCTGAAGGTATATCTTCATCCTTGTCACCTCTTCATCATCTTCATTTTTGGACTTGTACTCGTAGATGAAAGCAACCATGTCCCTGAATTCGTTGAACACTGGATAAATGTTCCCGTTCTTCTTGGTCAAGACGGTGGCCTTCAGTTTTGCATCTTGGGCCTCTTCTTCTGATTGTTGTCCATCTGTCTCAACTCGAAGGACTATTGCAGCACTTGTTTGGCTTTTTGCTGCCTCTGTTGCTTGTATCAGTAAAGAGTCGAGTCTTAGTCCCCGCCATTGCTTAGAAAAAGCCTTGAATGGCTCCTCTGCGCCTGACTCCGAGTCGATGGAAAGGTGAACTGGGTTTCCAAATAGGAAGGCTGTGGCGGTCTGTACGATTTTCCTCTGGAAAGGAACGGGGATCCTATTTACCCTTACCTCACCGTTTTTGCTGACCTTATCTTCCCTGTTCCCAACTTGGTCATCACGGATCTCCCGATTGTTTTCGTATTCGCTGTAATTGTTGTCAATATCTTCACTGACGTTCTCTTTTGCGACTGCAAGTAGTTTCTCCCAATCTCTGCTGTCGATCAATTCCTGTGCTTTCATCTTGTAACTTTTTGAATTTTAGAAGTTTTGCTCTGTCCCGCTAATTTAACGTTTGTTTTGTAAACTCGACCTTTTATTCCTTCCATATTGTCAAGGACCACATAACAAAGAAGGTCAAGCATATCGTCATGGGTGTCATTCGGGAAGTTAGTGACTTGTCCTACGAATGCTGCGTTCCAGGATCCCTTGATCAAGTGGACTTTCTCACTGGCTACTGTTGGTGATGCCGATTCAGCCCTGTTGATTTTTCCCATCCCTACGTGCTTGGTGTTGATCTGGTTAACGTTGAAGGCTCCGTACTCTGGTTGTCTCAACATTTGTATGAAGGAGAAACCAGATGCCTTTGCCTCGATTTTGATCATTGACTCGTCAGTATATCCCATGGATAAAAGCCACTTGTTCACATAGGGAAGGAATTTGTCCAGTGTCAATCTTACCGAATGACAATTGTAGATGTAAATGTTCTTCCCGTGTACCCTATAAGCTATTAATGCGGACGGATCGTTTTCGGTTTTATCCGTAAAGGCGCCATCGATCATAAAGTGCATTGGAGTTTCTTCAGGATTGAAGGGAACTTCATTTTCATCCAGATAAACAAACCCTTCTTTTTTGATTATTGTTCCGCCCAAGGGTGAAGGACGCTGCTGTTTCAGGGACGCGAATTTGATAGGGTTGGTTCTTCTGTCATCTTCATGCTTTTCCTTTGAGTGCATGGTCGGCCAAAGGGCATCATCCACCTTCCTTGGATCCTTTATTTCGATTTGTTGGGGAATTGCCTTTTCCAATTCCTTCAGTGCAGGGATGACTATGACTGTCCACTTTGCTGCTTCCTTTGGGTCATAATGTTCATTCAACGGGTCAAAGAGTCTCCCGGCAATATCATCGTTGTGCCAACGGGTAAACAATAGTAATTCGCAAGATTCATTATTGAGTCGAGTCCGAAATACGTCCGTATACCAATCCCATAACCTTTCCCTGTAAACTGCCGAGTTCGCCTCTTTCCTGTCCTTTATCGGGTCATCGATTATACCGTACTCCGTGGTGAAGGAAGTCAAAGAACCGCCTACCCCTACTGACTTGTAAGATCCCTTGTACTTTACGGTTTCAAAGTACGTTGAATTCCTCAATTCGTTTGTACGGTCCACAAACTTGCTCGGCAACATGGTCTTCGGGAAGACTTTCCGATAAGATGGATTGTCCATGATGTCCTGCGTACCACGGCAGAAGTTTGATGAAACGGTCTGGGTATAGGATGCGACTACAATTTTGGCCTTTGGATTCTTCCCAAGGATATAAGCGGGAACATTCTTTGAGCTCATTTGGCTTTTTCCGTGCTGTGGGGGCATGAATATCGCCAGTTTCTTGATGTCCTTATTCACCCATCGTTCGAGGTAAGAATAAACCAGTTTATGGAACCATTGTACGTCGTGATCAAGATGAAGGTATTGTGAAAAGCCAGAAAGACTGTTCCTCGCTATCGCTATCGCCTTTTCGTGGATTTCGTCATGTAATTCCTTCAGGTGATCAACTGACTGCATCCTGCATCTTTTTTAGGATTCCAGAAAGGTCTTCAGCAATTTCCTCTGGAGACTTGTCATCGTACTTCTCCTTGAATGGATCCACTTCCTTGAATTCCACTCTTTCTGTATATCCACGTCGCTTTCCTTTTGTCTTCAAGTGGAAGATGATTGCGGTGGTGTCATTTGCCTCGATATTTTCATGTAGTTTCGATTCGGAAAAATCCAAGGCGACTTCTTCCAATTCTGTGACTTTCCGATTGTATTCAGCATCCTCTTTTAGCCAACGATAATGTGTATCGCGTGAAACGTTTACTGATCTGCAAGCGGTTGTAACTACTCCAAGTGACTTCTCCAACGCTTCCAATAACTTAGCTTTGTTCTGATCCGTTTTTGTATTGTCAGATTCGTCAGGCGTATTAGTTCCTGTTTTTGCCATAATTTCAAAGATTTGGGTAATAAAAAAGGGCTATCCCTTATTCAAAGATAGCCCAATTGCTCTATTTGGCAAAAATGTATTTCAGTGCACTATTTCATTGCTTTCCCTACTTTCTCCCAATCTTGTTGATCAATCTCCTTTCTGCTCTCTTCGCTCATTTGTTCCCAAATTGATTTCCCCAACATTGTCATGCTATGCGCTATTGGGTTCATGTTAACGTCTTCTACTATTGAAGATATTTCCCTGAAGATGAATATTGCAGTGGCCATTTCCCTTCTTTTGGACCCGTAAGGAAAGAATTCATTGAATTTCCTGTAAAAAACTGATTTGTTGATTTCTTGGGTCATGTACTTTCGGGAACATACTGAAAAAAAGGTTGACATTTGTTCTTCAGTTTTTAGGTACTCTTCCTCACTAAAGTCTGTGAAGTCATCCGTGCATTTTGACCCGCCAGTTTCCTTATGGTTAAGTAATCCGTAAACTTTTGCGGTTAAAAGGTCTTTTTCGTCTGTTCTTTCCATGATAAATAATTGTTTTGATGTTAACTAATGATTTCAAAATTTCGCCACCAGGATCCGATGATATGATTTTCGCCTTGGTCGTTGATTGTCTTTGCGTCCATTAGGGAAGCATTGTTGTAAAGTTTGGACTTTGTGGTTTATGTCCTTCCCTTGGTGAAACATTTTCCGTTGTTGTGCAAATCCTTCTTTGCTCTGATTGTCGCCATTGTAATTGTTTTGATTACAGTAAATGTAGTAAAAATTTTGGAATGTCTAACGAGACTCTTCGATTTTTTCCAGAACTCCGATCAAATACTTTGCTTCATTTCCAGTTATGATCACTCCATCCTGACTTGACCATGACGCTTCATCCATGTCCTCTTGATGTTCTTCCATAAAGTTGACGCTGCTCTTCAGGTGATCCATCAATTTTTCATTTTCTGACTTTGGTTGGATTTTGCTCTTGGAGTAAAGAAAATGTTCAACATTATAAGAGTTAAAGCAATATCCGTTTTTTGACAAGTCAGTTCCTTCAAGATAATAATGCGTCCCGTTCCATCCAGATTGTGAGTCATAGCAGTCAACTGCTTCTATTGTTTGCTCGTTCTTTTCCAAGTAACGAGTAAGGGCCATGGCAACTACGACATTTCCGGCAAGGGCTTCTAAGAAGAATTCGTAATCTTCAGGACCATATTTTCTACGGCCAAGATTGTGTTGTCCAGATCTCTCTTCTATAATTTGCATTGTATTGGTGTTTTTAGGGGTTAATCCATAAAGGCTTCGCAAGTATCACCGCAAACTCCTGTTGAGTCAAGTTCTTCATCAAAATTAAGTTGAGCTTGATACTCCAAATCAAATCTATTATCATGAGCATCTTTAATAGATTCATCTTTGGCCTTTTCAAAAATTGAATCTACCGTATTGTATTTCCTATAAAATGTATGCTCCCCGTTTCCGTAAACATCTGAAACGTATTTGAAAAACCTAAACTTTTCGGGTCTATGCCTTGCAATAGTGCAAAGGTTGCGTATTGATTTAGATATACAGGCTCCGCAATTTCCTAACCAAGACGGTATTTCTAACCTAAACGGCATTTCATTTTCAAAAAACTTATTTACCATTGGCTTTGAAATACCCTGCAAAATCAACTCGTAATATTTTTCTGGATTTGGCGTCCTTTTTCCAAGTTCATCAAATCGTATTCCGACACATTCCACCCTATTTTTAGGCATTACGTTTATACTTGATAAATACCTATGTATTGTGCGTTCTTTCATTTCACGGGTGCAAGTTCTATTTGGGTATTGAGGTAAACCACGGTCTTGTATGTAATAAATAAAAGGGTGGTTAGGATAGCCGTTTTCTTCTTCTTCCTTGGTAATCCTGTAAGCTGAATCAAAATCAACTATATCAAAACCATTATTAGGTCTGTATTCCAACCAAACAACTTCTACATTAAAATATTCAGCTATCTTTTTACAGAAAATGAAAGTTTCTTCATCTTCCTCTCCTGTATTACAAAAACAAACTACTATTTTATGTGTGGAACTATATTTATCCAAAATCAATTTAAGCATCATAGCTGAACTTTCTCCACCAGAAAAGGCAACTATTATCACTTTGTTTTTTGGTATGGTTCGCATTAATTCCATCCTTCTAATCTTTATTGGTTGATTCAATAGGTTTTAACCAATATTTTACTGGATTAGCGCTCCATGTTTTATTTTTTTCTAAATCAAAAATAGTTGTCTGCATATCTAATTTTTTCCCATTAACTGTTTCAATTTCATTCCAAGTGAAATACTTACCGCTAACAGTGGGTTTCTCTTTTAAAAAATCTGTTTTAACATATTCCATCCCTCTAATCTTTATCGGTTAATTCAATCCTTTCCTCTGTTTTCATTGGTCTGGTTCTTTATTGCGTTGGGTTAACATTGCGTCAGCATGATTATATGCGTCTTGTGATAAAGAAGCATAATCATCTGTCCTTCCCTTGTATGTGGCGTTTGCTGATAAAAGCCCCTGCATTGCCTTTGCAGCGAAATAATCTCTTAATGTCATTCCGGGGTCATCCGTTCCAAATCCGTAATGCTTTGCCTTTTGTGTTGGGAATGCGCTTTTTTTCTTTTCTTCCATCTTTACTTGGTTTTTAGTGAAAAAATAGCGGGCGTTGATTCAAGCTATTTTTTTTCAACTCGGTTAAACGTATTGCTACCTCGAACCCGCTATTTATTAATCGATTTGTCCTATTATCTTCAGCATTTGGGGCAAAACTAAAGTTGATTTATTTGAAAAGTCTTTTTTGCCTTCGGTCTGTTCCCAATGTATCTGAAGTTTTCCGTTAATGGCTTCGTTGTGGTGATAAGTCCTTCCAACTCTTCCATCTTGCCTGTGCTCCACTACAAATCCACGATTGGATCTTGGTGGTAATTTAGTTCTTCCCATGGCTACATAGTTGAAATGATTATTTGCTCACAAAGTTCTTCAGGGATCTTAGATCGTTCGTAAGCGTTCTTCCTGCCCTGTGTGCCTGTTTTAGCACCTCTCCTTGCCGATTGATGGTGGCAATGTCTGTCAATAATGTTGCCGTCCTTATCGTACTTGTAATTCCTACATTCTGGCCTTGGAACGAAAACTTTGGAATTTGTCCAGATGTCAGTCGGCTTTGCCCTGTCATCACCGTACTGGCAATACCAAACTGTATGTCTCTGGAATTCTTGCATAAAAGGCATATGTCTTAACATTCCCCTTGGGTTCTCAATAAAAAATACAAGGTCTGGATTAAACTTCAAGAGGACTTTGACTATCCTAATGGCGTTCTGGTTTACCCTGTCACATTTCTTGGCATAATCACTGAAGGGTTCAGTCCTGTTCCTTCGATGTGTGCTGATGGCTGCGATCGTATATGTTGTACAATCTGGGGAAAGCCAAACTACATCTGGAAGAAATGGAATGTCCTCTACCTTCAGGTGCTCAATGTCTTTCACAAGGTCGATTCCTTCATACTGTTCCCAATCTACCGAGAAAACCTCAAATCCTTTCTTTTCGGCTACTTTTCCGAAACTCCTATCCCCTGCAAATAATTCAAGTGCTCTCCTTTTCATTCCAAAGTTTCTTTTTTGATGTCGGCAATCAATTCGCGAAGGTTTGAAATGTCTTCAGCGTTGTCCGTTTTGGTTTCAGCGTGTTCGAGTTCCCTAAGGGCCCTCACCAGAAGATCCGATTTCCTTCTGTTCCTGTTGCTTTCCAGTCCAAAAAAGTCATCGAGTATCTTGGCATGGGAAGGGATCAACTTTGCACCCCTTTTTGCGACGTCATCAATTTCATTAGGATCGATTCCCGCAACTGATCCTATATATGCTTTTTTCTCACCTACTTCATTGGTTCCGCATACAATTCCGATTGTTCCCAAAGGGGAAGTAAACCACATTGTCCTTTCTTTTGTAATCATTTCTGTTTTGTGTTTTTGGTTTTTACTATTTCATTTTTTGGTATATGGGTTCTTTTGAAACCCCGCCATACGCCAAATCCAGTGACGAAATTCAATCCGTAATTCCACCAGTCTTCAACGAGTTCTTTTTTGCTCATAAATTCCTTTTTCTTAGAACAAACTTAACTGTGATCTTGATTCGAGAAATTCCTCGAACGCTTTTTTTCCATGTTTGAAATCCGACTCTGTTATGATATTCGTCTTCAGCCCCCTGTCGAACCAATTCTTCATATAATCGATTCCCGCATCAATAGCCTCTTCCTTCGTTTTGAACTTTCCATTTGATACTGCTGAACTGCCACCGGCAGTGGACCATCCGAAATCCCAAAGTCCGTTCAATCCCTTGCCCACCTTGATTTCCCAATAAAGCCAAGCAAGTGCGTTCTTTGGAATGAAGTAGAATATAATGTCTGGATTGGTGACTACTCCGCAATCGTTGTGGTTGTAAGTTTTCATAATATCAAACTTGCGCTTTCCTATAACTCGTTACAACAAACGATTCATTCGATTCCTTTCCAGATTTGATTGACTTATTGATGTCAATTTCATTCATTCCGTAGAACAAAATCTCTTCATCAACAAACTTATCATCTTTGGAAAGTAAGTGTCCAGAGCAGACAAGGTAATCTTCAAATTTTTCGCCATTGTCCTTCCAATAGCCGTTTATGTAGAAAAACTGGTTCATCACTTTTCTGTTTTGATTTTTCCCGTGAATTTTTTTGTCTGGAAGTCGAGTTGTGCAGCAAGGGCAGCAATACTTTCCGCTCTTTGGTGCAATGACTCAACATAGTCTTTTAGTTCCTCTGGATCATTACTGATGTAATAACCTTTTGATGTGGCAACAAGCCTTTCTATCTTCCCGCTCAAACGAATGTGGTTGATCATCTTTCGGATCCTGGGGCCAGTTGTCCTGACTCTTTTTACTGCATAAAGTCCTTCGACCATTTGCTTGTTGGTGATCGCGTTCTCTTTGCCGATTTTGGTATTCAGTCCCTTGATGATGGCAGGGACGATAATTTCCATTTCCGTTGACGTCAGGTCGTGAGTATGTTCCTCAAAGTTTTTAATAGACATAATGATTGAAAATTTGCGTTCTCCTGCGTTTTTTAAGAATTCTGGTCTATTATATCGTCCCACATGGAAGTCTGCTCTGGTCGTGGCATCAGTGCCTTTTGTTCATCGATCATGAACTCGGCTTTCGTCTTTCCGGCAAGTTTGCCTTTTTTGGTGTGGCAATCGTAGGTGTACTCTGGAATTTCCAAGAATTCGTCTTTGTCGCGTTTTGCAAGTTCTTGAAGGATTTCCTCTTCTGTAATGTTGAACGCTTTGTCATAAGTCAAAATCTGAAGATGGTCTGCATCCCTTGATTTGACGGCCCTGCAAAGAATGAGAACGGCCTTGGACAAAAATATCCTTGACTTTGGCGCCTTCTTTCCAGATTCCTTTTTGTTCATAAAGACAAAAGAGTCGTGCAACGCTTTGATCTCGTGGGTAATCCCTTTGTGGACATCTTCTGCCGATATGGTCAAAAGTCGTTTCCAAGCATAGTTGTGGAAGTTCGAGGCAAATAGTTCGAGGGCCATGTACCCTGCGATTTTTTCGTCCCCTCTCCTAATTGATTTCTGAAGTGCACTTGCTACGTCAAGGAGTGCATACCCTCTTTTTGTTCTGATCTCGTAAGCCATAATTAAATTTGTTTTGATGTTACAGTAAATATCGGCATATCAATCGTTTATTCCAAACTGATATGCTAAAATTTTATAATACAAGTCTTTGTTTCCTTTGAACGGAAAGAGACAATCCATATTTCTCCTTTTGCTTTCTGATGTTGATGTACTTTCCCCACTTTTTCTTCAGGAACCTATTTTCCGAGTCGATAAGTTCCTGCGTCCTGTATTTGGAGTTACCGCCTTTGTTGTTGTCCCTATGGCAAGAAAATCCATAACGTTCATCAATCCAAACAATCCTTTTGTCTCGAAGGACCTGAAGCGAATAATCAGCATCTACCTTCAGTTTGTTCTCTTC